AAAGCTAAAACATGACAAACTTCTTTCTTTCATAGAGAATTATGAGCAGTTTGAAAAAATCAAGCCAACTCAACGGCTTCTTCTAAAAGCTCAATTAGCAGTAATGGCTTCCTACATCAAGATATTAGATTTAAGAATTGAGGATTTGGAGAAATAAATCCGCATTAAAAAGATGGCGGTAGAGGCGTGTTGGTTCGATTCCAACTCGGTGATTGAGACTTGGTAGATTCCTAGGTTCGATTCCTAGACTGTTATAATTTATTATAACTTAGCGAATCCCTGCCGGTGGTCAGTAGGGTATCTGACACTATGAAAGAATAGCACCCTTAAGGTCAGAATAGCGTGGTTCTGGCGATTATTAACTAAATTAAAAAGAAAATGATTATTCCAATAATATTAATATTATTATTTCTTATATTAATTATCGCTGCTTTTATGAACAATTCTAATGATTCAGGCAATTTTTTAATTGCTGCTTTTTTAATGTTAGTGCCGCTGGTTATATCAATTATGACTCACACATCACAATTAGCTTTATTAAGAAAGGGTAATGATCTAATTGTAATTAGAGAGCAGGCTATTAAAGATATTGATACACAATTACTACAAATTAAAGTTAGTAATTCATCATTATTAATGAATGCAGATTCTCCGATCCGCTCTTTAGTTGAAACTAGAACAAAGTTCATAAGTGAACTAACAGAGCAAAAGATTAAGATTCAAGAGGCTAAAATTAGTATTGAAAGCCGATCAATCGGATTAATGAAAATGGTTGTTTGGATTTATGGTAAAGAATAAAAGGAATAATCATGTTTAAATGTAAGCACCCAGCACATTTATTAGGAGTAAAGAAACATCATACTAGCGTTAAGCAAGATGAAGATTTTACAAAGATTAATTATCACCTTTATTGTTCAAAGTGTAGTAAAGATGTAACTATATCCTTTTTGGAATTAAATGGGAGAGTGTCGGCTTTTTTAAAAAGACCGTTAATGAATATAATAAAAAAATAAAAATGACCTATAACTTCAACCCAACTCAACATAGCACCAAAATAAAAGCCGGACTCCTGAAAGCCAAACAAGCAGGTAAGAAGCTGGGAAGACCTAAAGGTAAGAAGATTAAGGGGGAGGATGAGGTTATTAAATTATTAGGTGTGTCAGTGGTAAATGATATTGAACTTACTCATGTTAGTATTGGATCTGATGGATTAGGTGTTGGGGGACTTTGTAAAAAGAGGAAGTTTACTCATTTAGAAATTGCAAAACAAGCTGGAGTCTCTAAAAGCACAGTTCAGAAGATTATTAATAAATATAAAAAAACTTAAATATTAAAAGCTATTAAATAACTATGCCTATTCAAGAAATAACCGGATCAAAAGAAGATAAATTTTATAAAAAGTTTATTGCAGAAGGTTGGGATGATTGTAATGAAGAAGAAAAAGAGCTGTACGCAACTGATAAAAAAAGAAATAAAGACAAAGATGAGGTTTTGTATCTTATAAAAGTTGTTATAAAAGATAGCAAAGAAACAATATTTGCCGTGATATTTCCAAGGTCATTTTGGGATTTACTTGGAGATTTAAATAGTGATGTTCTTTTTGCTGAAGAAGATAATGCTATTAATTATATTAAAAATGAATTAAAGAAATATGAATAGAAGAATAGGAAGATTTGAAATTTCAAATCAATTGCTTTTCAATGATAAAAATCTTGATGATTTAGAAATAGCTAATATTTTTAAATTATTAGATTTTATCCCCATGAGGGTAAAGAGCTTATTATACAAAGATGTTACTGAATATATAGGAATTTCAAGTTTTTTTGAAGAAGTGCCGATTGCTCTACATCCTCCATTTTATGAAATAGTTCTTGCTAAAGAAAAAAAAGGTAAAAAATGGATTACTACTATTAAAGAAGTAAATAAAGTTGAAAATGCTTAAAAAACTAAAACAACTCCTAACCAAATCGGCGACCTCAACAAAAAGGTTTTTCCTCACAATTCCCTATGCAAAAATATTTATATTGATAATTGAAGTATCAATATTACTCTCTATAGCAATTAATATTAAATTAATAATGCTAGAGGCTAATTCTTATTTAGAGTTACTTAGATATAGTATAGCTATTATTGCATTATTTGCCTTAGGATATGTAATTCATAAAAAAGACTAATGTTTAATAATCTATTCAATAAAACCCTTTCCTCGAATCAAGCTGAATTAAAATCATTTTCAGTAAGTCAGTTATTAGATATTATTGATATACCTGTTTTTAATTCCGGTCAGCTTGGATTAAACAAATTTCTAAACGACTTTATAACTAGCCCAATAGTCTACACAGCCATCACAAGGATTACTGACAATATAGCACCAATAAATCCAAAGGTATTTGATAAAAAGAAAAATGAATTTCTTTTAAGGCATGATTTAACTGATTTAATAAATAAAAAGCCTAATCCATTTGAAAGTGGATCAGAATTTAAAGTTGCTATTTCATCATTTTATTTGTTAGCGGGCAATAGCTATATTAATGTTGTGGGTAAACTTAGTGATACAAGTGGAAAGCAACCCCCTCTTGAGCTACAAACTTTAAACCCTAGAGATATAAGTCCACTATCTACAAGCAATCAAGGTTTTATTACTCAATATCAATATAATACCAATGGAATCAGCATTATATATAATTATGATATATTAGCTCAAAAATATTTAGATGATAAAGGTAATGAATTATTGCATTTAAAAACATTTAATCCCAGAAGGAGTTCTAATAACTTCTTAGGAGTTTCAGCTTTACAGCCTCTAAATTTAGAAGTAGAACAGTATCTACAAGCTAGTATTCATAATTTATCAGTAATTAAGAATCAAGGCAGACCTAGTGCTATTGTAACCTCAGATAATAAAGAAGGCTCAATTCCATTAAGTAATGACCAGCTAACGGAAATAAAAAAAAGATTCACAGAAATTAAAGGCGCACAAAATGCCGGTAAGATAAATTTCCTACCTTTTAATCTAAAATGGCAGTCAATATCAGAATCGGTAAAAGATATGGATTTTGGAACGCTTAAAAATATGACGGAGCAAGCAGTTTATAAAGCTTTCAAAATACCTCTTACTCTTGCTTCTAATGAGGCAGGTACATTTAATAACAAAGAAACTGATAAGTTGAGTTTGTTTGATGATGCGATTATGCCATTAGTACGTACAACCTATAGTTTTATGGGTAATAAATTATTGCCTCGCTATCCTAATAGTGAGAATTTAGAATTATGTGTTGATGAAAGTGAAATATCAGTGTTAGCAAGAAGAAAAATAGACGAAGCAAATGAGAAGAAGAAATTAGGAGCTTTAAGTGTAAATGAGCTAAGAACTGAAATAGGCAAAGAGGCTATTGGAGTAGAGGGTGATATAATTTATCAACCAAGTAATTTATTGCCTCTTGGCACAGATCAGTTTACTTCTGATAATAGAGAAACTCCGGCTAAGAAGAAGGAGCAGGAGATTGCTCTTGAGAAGGCTTATTTTAGAAAGATGTTGATGGAGCAAGGACATAATAGGGATTATATTGATAAGTGTTTGAAGGAGCATTATGCTTGATATTATAATTGGTGTTATAGTTACGATAATGGTTATAGCTTTAATTTTTTGCTTAATTTTTTGCTTTTGGTTATTATTTCATGTCTTTATCCATTTTCTTGAAGCTTGTGATGCTCATAGTAAAGGTTACAAAACTCTTGGAGAATATAGAAAACATGACAAAAATAAACTTCCGTAAACAATCAGCTCTTGCTTTAGATCAAGAAAAACTAAAACTAGAAGCCTCCATAATAACCGACCTCAACCGCATATTCACCAACATAGCCAATGATGCCTCAAATATTTATAGACTAACCGGAACCATCAATTCAAGACAATTAGCAGAAAACTACGCTCCTGAAATATTAACAGAAATTAGAGAAGCATTCAGAAAATCAATTAAGAAGTTTGGTTTTAATTTAAGGAAGACTGTTGAGAAGAAGCATAATCTTTTGTTTAATGCTGAAAGAAAAGCAAGGTTATTAGATTTTATCTTAGTTCATAATTTAAGTATTAAGCAAATAGTTGAAGTAGAAGATGAAAATCTTGATGAAAAGATTAATCAAATCAATACAGCTTTTTTAGCTGCTGCTACCTTTTTTGTAGCTAATGAAAGTGAAAATCAAAATAACTTTGTAACTGATACGAATACAACAATGATTCAAAACTCAATCATTGCCGGATTATTTGCATTCTCAAGAGATCAGTCACAAAGACAAAGCGAAGTTGATAGATTGCAATCAAGATTAATTACATCCGATCCAAAAGAAAGTATTAGAATTGCCAGACAAATTGATACAGTTAATAATCAGATAACAGCAGCTAATAGTAATCGTCAAGGGATTGTAGCAGATAATATAAAGACTAATTTGTTGGATAAGAAGCAGGGCAGGAGTGCTATTATAGCAGGTCAGAATGTAGGGCTTGCGGAGGCTTGGGCTAGACAAACGGAGGCGGAGTTGATTGATGGGGCTAATTTAGCTATATCAGCAAGTGAAGAATTGGGAGTAGGGAAGGAGTGGCGATCCATTCTTGATGGAGCAACAAGGACGGGTAGATTTAACCATGTTAGTCCTGACGGACAAGAAAGGGGAGTAAATGAACCATTTGATGTAAGCGGTGAAAGATTAATGAACCCTAGAGATACGTCATTGGGGGCTAGTGCTGGTAATATTATGGGGTGTCGCTGTATAGTTATTTATATTGCAATAACTAGACCTCGATCTTTTTAAACTGATTTAGCATCGTAATCTGGTGGAATAGCTGGAGGCGGAGCTACAATATCTATTTTAGTATCATTAGGTAAGAATAAGAAAGCTATTTTATAATTACTTCCCTGAAATCGTTTAGACATTATAGCCTTAATGCAGTCCACTTGTTCAGCTGTAACATTATCACTCTTAATAACTATTATCTGATCTTTATTTAAGTCTATTGATTTTAAAGCTATTTCTATTGTATTCTTTTCTAATTCTTTTATCGTATCTTGTGATCTAATCTGTTCCTTTTCTAACCTTTCAAACCTACCATTTATACTTTTAAGAACTTTTCTAAAACTCTTTGAATCTATATCTATTTTATAAGAAATTGAGTAGTGTTTAGTCATATTTTAATATTATTGAGTTAATAAAACTTATCAGCCAATCCCCAATCTATAATTGTTTGACCTCTTACAAATAAACAATCATCTTTTATAACCTCTTCTAATTTGGGAATCTTGGCATATTTTTTATAAAGTTCTCTAACCATATCAAAATGAGCTTTTATTCTTTCAGTTTGCCTTTCTAATTCAGTATCGTTAATCGCCATCAAGCCTGCCGATCCTAGATGACAACAATGTTCTGCATACTCTCCTATGAGTCTATGTTTTTTAGTACCACTACAAGCTAAAATTGAGCCACAAGAATAAGCATTAGCAAAAATCCTAGTCTCAATAATAATACCATCTTTCTTTGCTCTCTCGACTCTCGCTAACATACCTTTTAGGTAATAAGTATATCCACCATTTGAAGCAATATCTATTAAGATTTTACCTTCCTTCTTGTCTTTTTCTACTTTTATTAATTTATCAAATTTTGGGAATATATTCAAAGATATATCTTCATCAAAAACCCCATGAATAAAAATAGTATTTTCTTCAATAAAATTTAATTTTAATTCTCTATTCCAATCTTTAGTCATTTTATTTTTTAATTTCAGTTTGATATTCCTTAAACAAATCATCTAAATTAACATTTTGACAACAACTTATTCTTCCCATAGTTCTCAAATTTATCAATTTTTCTTGAAGAAGACATAATAACGGCGTAGGCAAGCCTCTTGTTTTCCATCCGTAAACTGTATTTTTTTCCCATCCTGCATTATTAGCAAAGCTGACAAGGTTTGATAATTTATATTTTGCTAAAACCCAAATAATAAAATCATAGGTAAATTTATTTTTCATATTATGAATAAATATCAATTTCTTTTGTTAGAAACACAAGATTTTACTATATTTTTGCAACTTTCAAAGTCAATAGATTTAGATAATCTTCAAAGATTAAGAATCTATATTCCAAAAAATGACAAAAAAAGAGTTCAAATCTTTTGCCTTTGAGGTGAAACAAATATCAGAAGATGATGATTTTTTCATCTTTGAGGGTTTTGCCTCGACATTTGGTAATACTGATTTAGGTGATGATATTGTTCAAGCAGGAGCATTTACAGATAGTTTAAAAGAAAACTCACAAGTTCCTATTTTATGGCAACATAGACTGTCAGAACCAATAGGTAAATCTATTCATTTGGAAGAACAGGTAAAAGGGCTTTTTGTTAGAGCAAGATTGCCAAAAAATGATAGTTTGGTTAGAGATAGAGTAATACCTCAAATGAAGGTTGGCTCTATAACAACAATGTCAATCGGATTCTTCACTATTGAATTTAGCCGTAATAATGACACGGGGATTAATACCCTAGAAAAGATTAAATTATTTGAAATATCATTAGTGACATTAGCAATGAACCCAGAGGCAGTAATAACAGATTTTAAATCATTTAAAGAAGAAGAAATAAAATCTATTAAAGATATTGAAACAATTTTGAAAAAGGGAGGTCTTTCACAAAAAGAAGCAAAAACCTTTATTTCAAAAACAAAAGAATTCTCTAAAGATCAACGTGATGTTGATGATAGTGATAATATTAAAAAGCAATGCGATGTTGCTAAACTTAAAGAATTTAATCTCTTAATGCAAATTAAGAAAACAACAAACAATTTAATAAATTAATTATGTCAAAAGAAATAGAAATTAAGAGGGATGACTTTATTAACGAGTCCCACAAAACTTTAGTTGCTTTAGAAGAAGCAACTAAGAGTAACAATAAGACTCTTCAAAAAAAGATTGATGATTTTCTTGATGAGCAAGAAGTAAAAAATCAAAAACTTATTGCTAATTTAGCAGTTGAAACAAAGGCTAAAAAAGGAGCAGAAGATAGAATGAATGTTCTTGAAGCTGAACTTAAAAGACTTCCGATGGGTAGTGATGTGGCTAATTCTAAAAAAGAAGAATTAAAAGCCTTTCATTTATTTATGACCAAAGGTCAGAAAAATCTTTCAGAAGCTGAATTAAAGTTTTTGAGAACTGACGTTGATCCTGATGGCGGTTTCCTCGTTCCAATAGAGCAAGATTTAGCTGTTAGCATTAAAAAGATTACTGAAATCTCTGATGTCAGAGCGGTTGCTAAAGTAAGAACTTTAAATGCTAAAACACTAAGACTTTCCACTAGATCAACTTTGTTGAGTGGCGGATGGGCTGGTGAAGCTGAAGAAGGTATTGATAGCAATTCGACTTATGGAAGAGAAGAGTTAAGTGCTAAAAAACTTCAAGTGTCTTCTGCTATTACTATAGAGGAATTACAAGAT